TGGGCAACGGACGGAGCGCCAAAAGAAAAGGCAGCCAAGCCACCAAGTAACAAGGCCCACAAGGCCGCGCCGGAGAACAAATGAGCTTCGTCCAATTGGCAGAGGCCAAGCTGCACCTGCGCGTTGACGGCACCGATGAAGACGCCCTGATTGGTTTCTACATCACCGCAGCCGAACAAATGGCAATTGCGTTGCTGGATCGTGGCGTGTACGCTGACGGCACGGCACTGGGCGCGGCGCGGGCGGCGGCACCGGCAGAACTGACAGCGGCCACAGTCACCTACACCGAAGCCATTGCGGCTGCGCAGGCGCTGGCAGACACCACAGAGCAGGCCGCCGCCACCCAGGCCGCAGAGTACGCCTACCTGCGCGCCCAAGTGGCCTACCGGAAGGCCATGGATGGCATCGTGGTGAACGACACCATAAAATCCGCCGTGCTGCTGATCGTCGGGCACCTGTATGCGCACCGTGAAGACGTGCTGTCGGGTGTGTCTGTTGCCAAGCTGCCCAACGGGGCCGAATGGCTGCTGGCGCCGTACAAGGTGTACGTCTGATGCAAGCCGGTCGCCTCAATCGCCGCTGCGTCATTCAGCAGCCCGGAACCGTGCAGGACGAACTGGGCCAGCCCATCCCCGGCTGGACGGACGTTGCCCTGGTATGGGCCAGCATCCGGCACCTGTCGGGCGTAGAGGCCATCAAGGCCGATGCAACGGTATCGACTGTGAAGGCATCGATCCGCATCCGCTGGCGCCCCGGGCTGAATGCGGGAATGCGCGTGGTACATGACGCGCAGGTGTACAGCATCGAGGCCGTGATGCCCGATGTGGGCGGGCGGGAGTTTGTGGATCTTGTCGCGGAAGTGGTGGCTTAAATGGGCATGGCCATCCGCATGAACATCGGGCAGTTCAAACACCTGCTGCGCGCCACCGTGGACGAATTGCACCGCGCCACCAGGCCCGCAGCGCAAGCTGGCGCACAGATCATTTATGACGCGGCGAAGCTGAATGCATCCACATTGCGCAGCGACCGAGAGCACTATTTCTACGGCACCGCCACCAAGGCACTGCCACCCGGCAAGAAGAAAGCTGCGGCATACGGCCCCTACCAGCCAGGGTCACTCTACGACTCGATCTATCAGGTTTTTTCCAAGTCGAACAGCTACAAAGACGTGAGCACTTATCACATCAGCTTCAACCGGGAAAAAGCGCCCTATGGGTTCATGGTGGAGTTGGGCACAAGCCGCGCCCCAGCCCATTCGTTCATCGGCAAGGCAGTGATTGAAACCCGCGCCCGGGTGCGCGAAGCCATCAAGGCCCGCTACATCGAAGAGGTGAACAAATGATGGAAGCCGACCTGAACACGCTGCTCAAGACCATCTGCCCGCGCGTGTTCCCGGATGTGGCGCCATCTGGCACGGCCCGGCCATTTATGACCTGGCAGGCGCTTGGAGGCGAGTCGCTGCGGTTCGTGGACAACACCGCACCCGACAAGCGCAACACCTATATGCAGGTCAGCGTCTACAGCACCACTCGTGCCGAGTCACTGTCCCTCATCCGATCTGCAGAAGCCGCCCTTTGCGCGCACCCGACGCTCATCGTGAAGCCACAGGGCGAGCCCATCTCGACCTACGAAGACGACACCCAACTTTACGGCGCCATCCAGCGCTTTTCGATCTGGGCAGCCAGATAACCAATTAGGCGCAAGCCGCCCCCCGCAAGGCCCTTCCGAAGCAATTCGGCGGGGCCTTTTTGCATGCCCCCCGTGGGCGTAACCAGCCGCAGCGATGCGGTTTTTTTTTCGTCCATCGACACCAGAAAGGCCCTCACCATGGCTCAAGTACCAACCGGCACGACGATTTTCGTTGCCTCTGTCTTCGCATCCGCTCTGAGCTTCAGCGCGGCCAGCAACGCATCTGAGTGCGTTCTCACCATGGCCAGCACGACCGGCCTTGCCAACGGCGACTTCGTCGAAGTCTCCAGCGGCTGGGGTCGTCTGCACCTGCGTGCAGCCCGCATCAAGAGCGTGGTGCTGAACACCTCGATCACGCTGGAAGGCATGGACACCACGTCCACCACCTTCTTCCCTGTTGGCGCTGGTGCTGGCACGGTCCGCAAGGCTTCGACCTGGCAGCAGATCACCATGATCACGGCCGTCTCCAGCAACGGCGGCGACCCCGTGACCGTGGACTACAAGTACCTGGAATCGGACGTTCGCTACAAGATGAACGACGGCTTCAACGGCACTGGCTACACGCTGACCCTGGATTCTGACGCCATCAGCACTCCTGGCTACACGTCGCTCAGGAACCTGACCGACGTGCAGACAAACACGATCCTGCGTGTTGTGACCCGCTCCGGCCAGATCCAGCTGATCCCCGGCACCGTGGCTCTGAACGAGTCCGTGCAGATGAACGACGGCCAGATCAACACCGTCACGGCCTCCATCTCTGGCAACAACCGCACCACGCGCTACGCCTCCTGATCCCCGGCGCAAGCCACCCCAGCACCTACCCGGCTCGTTTCGTCCTTCGCAGGGCGGGCGGGCTGGGCAAGGGCATTTTTCTCTGCGAAAGACCCCACACCATGGCATCCAAAATCAAGCTGGGCAACCGCCCCAAGAACTTCAAGAAGATCGTCACGTTCGACATGCTGGAGGGCGGCAAAGGCTCCATCGAATGCGTCTACAAGTACCGCACCCGCGCGGAGTTCGGCGTCTTCATTGACGAACTGATGGAAGCCGCTGGCGCCAAGGAAAAGCCAGACGGCGAAAAGTTCTCGATGGCCGAGCTGATGGATCGCACTGCTGGCGCCAATGCCGACTACATCCTCGCGGTTCTGGAAGGCTGGAACCTGGACGAAGAACTGACCAAGAAAAACGCCCAGCAGCTGGCAGACGAACTGCCCGCCGCTGCCGCCGCCATCATGGAGTCGTACCGAACGGCTTGCATCGAAGGCCGACTGGGAAACTGACCGAGGCCGCCCGCGCGGCCTACTTCGAGGAAAAGGACGGGGCGGTATTCACCGCCGCCGACTACGGCCTAGACGCGGTGGAAGTATGGCCAGAGAACTGGCAGGCGTGGTCACTGTTCTGCCAAGTGTCTACCCAGTGGCGCATTGGCATGGGCGGCCATACAGGGCTGGACTACGGCGCCATCTATCCCCTGCTGGACCGTATCGCAGCAGACCCCGCCGAGTGGATGGAGCTGTTCGAAGACCTGCAGGTCCTGGAGCGCACGGCGCTCAAGCAAATGAGCGAGAACCGCTCCGACAAATAGCCACCTCCGGGTGGCTTTCCTATTTCTGGGCTCGCTTCGGCGGGCCTTTTTCAATTGGGCACCCATGACATCTGACCTGCGAATTCAGGGCGAGGTAGTCGTCAACTCGGAACAGGCTGAAAGCGCCTTCAACCGTGTTGGCGACAAGGCCCAGCAGATGGCCACTGAGGTAGCCACGTCTGCGACCAAGGCAGGCCAGGCCGTTGACAAGATCGGCGACGGCGCTGGTGCGAGTGCGGAGAAGTTCACCCGGGCGGAAAGCCGCATCTCGGCATCCATCAAGCGCGCCACTAACGAACTGGAGTTGCTGGGCAAGACGGCAAGCCAGCGCCTGGAATTCAACATCAGCGACAAGGGGCTGGACGCGGCCAAGTTTGAGCCCGCCCTGAAGAAGTTGCGCGAGCTGGAGGCCCAGGCGCAGCAGGCCCAGCGCGCGGCATCTGGCTCGCTGGACAAGATGGGCGTCAGCGCCGCCCAGACCGCCGCCGCATTGCGTGGCGTGCCAGCGCAGTTCACCGACATCGTGACCAGCCTACAGGGAGGCCAAGCTCCGCTCACCGTGTTCCTGCAACAAGGCGGGCAACTCAAAGACATGTTCGGTGGCGCTGGTAACGCGGCCCGCGCACTGGGTGGCTATGTGCTGGGGCTGGTTAACCCGTTCACCATTGCAGCCGCCGCAGTGGCAGGTATTGCCGTGGCCTACAACCAGGGCGCAAAAGAGGCAGACGCGTACCGCGCAGCACTCATCACGACCGGCAATGCTGCGGGCACGAATGCGGCACAACTCAAGTCCTACGCGCAGGAAATCAGCAGCGTAGTCGGCACCCAAGGCAAGGCCGCGGAAGCTCTGTCTGCGCTGGCAGCAACAGGCAAAGTCGGCGCGGAGAACTTGCGCGAAGCCGCACAAGCCGCCGTGGCCTACGAGCGTGCTACCGGCCAGGCGGCAAGCAAGACGGCGGAACAATTCGCCGCGCTGCGCAATGAGCCACTGGCCGCCGTGCTGAAGCTGAACGAGGGGATGAACTTCCTGACGGACAGCACGTACAAGCAGATCAAGAGCCTGGAAGAGCAGGGCAAAACGGCAGAGGCCGCCAATGTGGCGCAGCGTGCATTTGCCGATACGCTCTCGGGCCGGGCCGGTGAAATGGAGCGCAACCTGGGCACCGTGGAGCGCGGGTGGATGGCCGTCAAGGATGCAGCGAAATCCGCGTGGGACGCCATCTTGAATGTGGGCCGCGCATCCACCAGCGTGGATCA